ACCAGAGGCAGTCTTAATATCTATTACTTCCCCATCAATAACACAGTCCATGTGTCCTTGTACTCCCTTAACCTTTACTTCTTTCTGTTCATCAGATACCTTGTGTCCTGCTAGTTTAACTAATAGAAGTATAACTTCTTCGAGCATGTGTCCATAAAGAAACTTAATGAAGGTAGCAGGTGGCATTGGTTGTGCTTGTGCTTCTGTCTTCATGTCAAACCAAAGCTGTCTATTAGGTCTACCTATATTAGACATCCTTAAAGTTTCCTTGTCTCTAGGTCTAGGATTAGACCAATGACGCAGTACCTCTTTCATATCCTCGCCAAACTGATCTATCACTTCGTCAGATAGGTTAAGTGATTTACCCTCGCCAAGTCCTGACAACTGTTTATATATATCGTCTACTAGTGTGTTTAGTTTTTTCATTCTCTATGCTCCACAAATCTTAGTGTTCTTGTATCAGGCTCAAACTGTAATAATTGTACTCCTATTTCAACTTGTTCTGGTGATCTACTACCGCCCTTCGTAACATTGTTACCTGTTTCTTTATGCAGTTGTGGTTGTGCAGTTTTAACATCAATAAGTTTTATATTTCCTTTTGAATCTCTAACTATTAAATCTATTGGACCACTACATCCACAATTCTTAAAGACTTCATAGCCATTATCCCATAACCATGTTACTGCATAAAACTCAGCCATGTCTCCCTTTCTACTACTATCGTTTGGTTTAATGTGTTTCATTGATTAACTCCTATATCCCATTTTACTTTACTATATTCAACTATGTAGGGCATGTTCTTTTTTCTGTGTATAACACAAAAATGACAAAGAGTTGTAATAACATCATGTTGTCCTTCTTCTCTGTTAGACCAATGTTCAGTTGAATAACATGCATTATCATAGATATCAATAGTTTCACCACAATTATAATCTGGTTGAGGAAAGAATAATGTTTCCCATTGTTCAGAATGAACATCTGCATAATCAATATAAAAATCTTCTTTAGAGCCTTTATAGGTTTGCTCAATTAATGTTGCATTTTCAAATGCTTTTAAATATCTATCATCAGATATATAGTTTTGGCTGTTTATATCGTACTTCAAGTGTTTATCTTCTTCAAGTTCTCTGCACATACATTTAATGTGTTTCACTCCAGTTGTCTCCTACTTTGTATTCCCCATCCATAGGACAGCGAAGATTATAATAGTTACCTGCAGTCTGTATACAATCAACAGCTAACTTACCTACAAAATCTGCTAAATCTTCTCGCACTTCCATCTGCCACTCGTCATGTATATTAGCAACGAAGTGTGCGTCTAGTGTTTGTAATTTAATTAAAGAGTGTAGCATAGCTAATGCTCTCTTCATTACTATTGCTCCACCACCTTGTAGTAAGGTATTAAGGGCAGCGTGTTGTGTTCTTATTAAAAGTTTTCTACCATCTAATCCCTTCAACCATTTCTTTTCGGATGCTCTGATAGCTTTATCTCTAAGAGCCTTAAATGTTGGTCTATTATTAAAGAAATGTTGTCGAAGTCTTTCACCATCATCTTGATTTCCTCCAACCACACTACCAAGTTTTGTATCTCCTGCTCCGTATATAAGTGCATAGATGAATGTCTTTGCCTTATCTCTTGATTCAAGTCCTGCAGCGTGTTGATTAGCTGTGTGTATATCTCCGTTGATAATTTCATTTGTAAATTCCTCGTCTTTCATGTAATGTGCAAGTATCCTTAGTTCCAGTCCACTTGCATCTATGCCTACTAGTTTATAACCTTCGTCTACTGTCCAACATTCCCTACATTCTTTTCCATAAGGGCTTTTAATGTTAGGTACTTGAGCCATGTTAGGAGCTCTGTGGCTCATACGACCTGTGATAGTGCCATTAGGTATAACAAAACCATGTACTCTATCATCACTTTCTCTTGCTTTAATCCAAGAATCAATCTGTGCAATTCTTTTCTGATACAAAAGATAATCAGCGATTAACTTAGCTTGTGGTATGTTCTCTATCTTAGCTAATGTCTTTTCATCTACCATAGGTTTTCCTGTGACAGTAAATCTTTTAGGTTTCCAACCAAACTCTATTAAGTATTCTCCTATTTGTTTGCGTGAGCCTAAGTTAAAGTCTTGTAACTTGCGTCTAGTGAAGGGAGTTATATCGTTTGTCTCTGTTCTTTCTTCATACTCTTCAGGAGTTAAGCCTTGCTTAGATAAAGTACCATCCTTTTTAAGTTTAGGTTTAACATCTTTTATGTCTATAAGTTTAGGTTTGAATACTTCATGTACTTCATCTTCTGCCTTCTGCATCTTCTGTCTAAGTTCAGCTAATAGAAGTTCTGCTTTTTGTACATCAAACTTAAAGCCTTTCTCTTCCTGCTGTTTCATTATATGTGCGATGGTTTGTTCTAGTTTAACAGAGTCCTTAGTAAATCCTCTACCTTCGTTTCTTAAATGGTGGAACAGAACTGTATTTAATTGCACATCACGAGTACAATACTTTAACATTAGAGGAGAGTAGTTTGCGTAATCATCAAACTCAATCTTCTGAAATCCTAACCTATGACCCCACTTATCTAAACTGTGTCCACCTTCACGAACAGGATTAAATAATCTTGACATAACTAAAGTATCAACAACAGGTTTATGAGAAAGATCAACACTACCAAACTTCTTAACCATTGGTATATCAAAACCTATAATGTTATGACCAATTAATCTATCTGCTGTGGCTAAAAATTCATAGCCTTCCTGTAATCTTTCAGGTGGAAACTTAAACAGTTCATTAGTGTCAGGATTTTGAGCAACTATACAATGTACCTTAGTTGCTTTAAGATCGTCTGTCTCTATGTCAAATACTAAGTCCATCATAATTCCAGTTCATCAGTAGAGTCATCTTCATAATCTTCCTTTGCCAGTTCACGCAATCTACCTGTTTCTCTTTCATAAAACAATCTACCTGCTAGTCCAACCTCGCCTGTATACCTAGATTTAAGTATCCTTAAACGAGTCGTATTAGCTTCATCTATATCCTCTGCTTGTTGGTTTCTTTCCAAGCCAATCACACAATCAGATAGCTGTGCTATACTTTGTGATCCTCTCAAGTGAGACAGGCTAACTTCAATACCATTCTCGTGTCCTTTATTACCATCTACTCTACGCAAGTGAGATACCAGTATAAGACCTGCTCCTGTTTCTTCAACTATACTTCTAAGCCTAGTCATAATGTTATCAATGGTTCGTCTTTCATCGCCTTCAGCGATAGCAGAGACAAGCATATGTAAGTGATCTACTACTACCCACTTACAATCACACGCAATAATCATAAACCTAATCTTGTTAAAGATTTCATCAATACTATTAGTGCCGAAGTGGGCATGAATCCATACTCGGTTTTCATTCTCGCCATCGTACAGGATGTTAAAGAAGTTATCAATTTCTTCAGGGGTGAATTGTTCCCTGACTTGATCAATGTAAAGCCTTGCGTTTGCTTCGATAGATAGAATACCATCAACAGTTCTTCGCCAATCTTCTTCTAACGATATGATACCTACATTATCTGTAGTCTCTTTGATAAGCCAGTGTTCTAACTCACGAGTTACTGAAGACTTGCCAAGTCCTGTGCCACCAGTCAAGGTTACTAACTCGCCTTGCCTAAGTCCATATAGTTTATCGTTAAGTTCCTTCCAAGGATACAGAACACTCTCCTTTTTCTCCCTATCAAAGAAGTCTGCTTTTGCTTCTGATACATTTATCACTCCACTCGGAGTATAAACTTTAGCTGACCACCATGCTTCAATAAACTCTTTATGTTTATTCTGACGAAGCATATCATTAGCATCTTTGTACCCATTAGGCAGAGACATTATCTTTGCCTTGCTAGGTTGAAAGAGCATCGCTACTTTCTTTGCGGCTTTAATACCTTGCTTATCATTATCAAAACAAATGACTACACTCTCAAAGCTTTCAAGAAATTCTAAACTTTCTTTAACATCTTTAACTGCACCTGATGAGCCTCTTTTAATTGAGACTGATGCCCACTTACTTCCCATCAATTCATAGGAAGCCATCGCATCACACTCTCCTTCTGTTAGGGTAATAGCTTTACCGCCTGATTGAAATAGCTGTTCGCCAAACAATCCTGTGCCTGTAAAGCTACCACTAACTGAGAAGTTTTTATCACGAACATACCTAGTCTTAGTAGCTGACAGTTCGTGTTTGTTATAGAATGGGTAGTGATGTTGTACTATCTCTCCGTTGGAAGACAATACAGATTTAACTCCATACTTTTTTGCAGTAGCTTCTGATATTCTCCTATCAGTTAAAGCTACATAATCCCCACCATGTAGGGCAGTAGTGTCTGTTTCTTTCTCTGTCACTATTTCTCCTTCCAATGCTTTATTATAATTCAAGAAGTAAGTTTCACAACTGAAACACTTAGCCGACCCATCTTCATTCAAGGAGACTGGATCACTGCCGCCACATTGTGGACATGCTAAATGATGTTTTATAAATGTCATATTCTAACCCTCGTTGTGTAGCTAGTAAGTGGTAGCTTACCGATCTAACTAGCTTTAACTAGCCACACTTTTCGACAAGAGAAGTTTTACCTTCTCGGCACACACATCTACTCTGAATCTTTATCAGACTCAGAACTAGATTCCTCTTCCCCTTCACCATTTACGGCAGGAGCATTATCTTCATTAACAATGTCTACAATTCTATTAGAAAAGAAGTTAATACCTGCTTGAATTTCTTCCAAGTCTAAAACAATATTAGCTTTCTTCTGATTCAATCGTTGCAACCTACCAAAGATTCCTCTTGCTTCTTCAGGCAAGTCATCTACAGATATTTGCACATCATCAATCGTGATAGAAGGTTTCTGTTCTACAGTATCTTCTGTCATAATTCATCCTCATCATCGAGAGCATCCAACTCGTTACCATCTGCTCCTGTGTATTCCACAAGTTCAGTAACTTGGACAGCTTGGAGATCAAGTCCTTTGAAATCTCCGAACTGATTAGATGTTTCCCATTCTCTATATTGAACTCTAACTTTAGAACCATTACCGACTGCTACATCGAGAGGTTCTTTACT